GAAAGATTGTTTCCCAACATCATTAGGTGCTATACAAGTTGAAACAAATATTTCAGATGTCACACCACTTACATGCCAAGTATCATTTGCATATAGTGGTTATTATCTTGAAAATTTGACTAGTTCGTAATCTGTGATATACTTACATCATGACTTTAAATGAACTAATTGAACAAGCAAAACAAGACATGAAGTTTGACGACACAGAACTCGATAAGAAGTCTCTGCGTATTCCTCAGTTGCATAACAAGTATCTCAACTTTTATCATGAAGAGAAATTGCGATATCAGGGATATAAGACAAACTATTCCAAGATGTTCAAACTCAAATGGGAATACTATTGTGGTAAACTCAGCGAGGATCAATTAAAGGAACTTGGATGGGAACCATTTGATCTAAAGATTCTTCGTCAGGATGTGGACATTTATTTGGATGCCGATAAGGATCTAATTGAATTAAAGAACAAGATGTCAATTCAAGAAGAAAAGGTAGATTATTTGAGTTCTATTCTTAAGGGAATCACAAATCGACAGTTTCATATACGCGACGCTATCTCTTGGCGTAAGTTCCTCAACGGAAGTATATGATAAATACTTGTATATGGATTTAGTGATTGAACCGTTAGACTCTGTTTATATAAAGGTGGACTGTGATAGAAGTTTTGCAAAGGAGTTATCTGACTACTTTACCTTCCAAGTCCCCGGACATAAGTTCATGCCCGCTTACAGGAACAAACTGTGGGACGGACAGATCAAGTTGTATAACATCTACGGACAGACGATCTATGCAGGACTTGAGGATTATGTTCTCCAGTTTGCAAAGGATAGATCGTATTCGGTTGAGAACCGAATTACAAAAAATAAAGATAGAATTACTCTTGAACAGGTTATAGAGTATATTAAGACTCTGAACCCCCACGCTGCAGGAAAGCGTCTAGAACCCCACCAGCACCAGTTGGAAGCGATCCTACACGCTTTAAACGAGCGTAGGAGCCTTCTATTGTCCCCTACAGGGTCAGGTAAAAGTCTAATCATATATGTCCTATGTCGTTATTTGTTAAATCTTCTACCAGAAGATAAAAAAATACTAATAATCGTCCCAACCATATCCCTAGTCACCCAGATGTATTCAGACTTTTTTGAATATTCATCCAAGACTGGTTGGAAGACTAGAGATCATTGTCATAAGATTCACGGGGGTCAGGACAAGGATTCTGATAAAAGAATTATTATTTCAACTTGGCAGAGTATCTACAAAATGCCAAAGAAATACTTTGATCAATTTGAAGCAGTGATTGGAGATGAATGTCACTTATTCAAATCCAAATCTTTAAGTGCTATCATGTCCAAGTTAACAACATGCGATTGGCGTATTGGTACAACTGGTACACTTGATGGTAGCATGACACACAAATTGGTAATTGAAGGATTGTTTGGTAGAGTAAAGAAAGTTACTACTACAAAAGAATTAATGAATAAAGATATTCTTTCTGAACTATCAATTGATTGTTTAGTTCTTCAATATCCAGAAGAAGTACGAAGAGCAATTAAAAAATTAACATATAAAGAAGAAATAGATTGGTTAATTTCAAATCAAGCACGAAATGAATTTATTTCAAATCTTGCTTTGAATTTAAAAGGCAATACACTTGTTCTGTTTCAATTTGTAGAAAAACATGGCATGGTTCTTCACCAACTCATAGAGAAACTAAATACTAAGGATAAGAAAGTTTTCTTTGTCTATGGTGGTACTGATGTTGAGATGCGTGAAGATGTTCGTAAGTTATGTGAAAAACAAGACAACGCAATCATCATTGCTTCATACGGAACCTTCTCTACAGGCATTTCAATCCGAAGACTACATAATATTGTATTCTCTTCTCCATCCAAGAGTAGAATACGAGTATTACAGAGTATTGGCAGACAGTTAAGAAAGTCTGAACATAAAGATAAGGCTAGACTATTTGATATAGCAGACGACCTACATTGGAAGTCTTATCAAAATCACACTCTTCGTCATTATAATGAGCGATTAAAAATATATGAATCCGAGAAGTTCTCACATAAGAAGTTAAGTATAAAATTGGAGAGCATATGCAAGATAACGGATACAGATTAATTAAACTGAAGAACGGTGATTCCTTAATTGCTAAAGTTCTAGAGATTAGAAAAAAGACATTGGTTGTTGAAAGACCAATGCAATTTAAAACTGTAGTTCTTGTAGATCAAAATCAAATGACAAACACTGAAATGGTAGTGTTCAAGTCATGGATAGATTATAGTATTGATAGAATAATTGAAATTGCTGCAGATGGTATTATTGCTATTTCAATGCCAGATCCAAAAATATCTGCTTGTTATGATTTAGAGAAAGAAAAAGAAGACAATCCTCAAATAAAACAACAAGCACAAAATCTTCAAGATATGACTGAAGAGATTATGGGTACTCCTACAACACAAAATTCAAATGTACCATCAGAAAATGTTAATGTAACATTTAGTGTTCCACAAGAAATGGCAGAAGAAATAATTGATATGATGGCAGAAGCCAAATCATGGGAAAATCTGGAAGAAGAAGATTTTGAGGATGAAGATCTTTTCCCAGAGGTTAAACCCCGTAAGAAGGCAAAGAAAAAGAAGAAGGTAGATCCTTCTTCTAATAAGCCTCCTCAAAAGAAAAATAAAAAGAACCCCAACGACTTCGGTAATGATTGGTCTGATTGGAGTCCTGATCCTAAAGACTATATCTAGAATAGATCATTAGGTGAACCGTGACACACTAAGTGTAACGAGCGAAAAGGAAATGTCAATAGATTTTGCTTGAAAATCTTTCCAGATGGTGTAAGATCCTTATACAACATGGAGTATATTATGAAAAAGAAAAAGAAGAAGAAATCTAAAAAACAAACAGACATATTTGAAGATGTCATGGTGGTAAAAGAGAAAGCACCAAAGGTAAAGTCTCACTATATTGATAATAAGAAGTTTTATGCTGAAATGGTGGAGTGGAAGAAGCAAGTAAAGGAAGCAAGAGAGGTAGAGGATGGACTCCCTCCTATAACAGAATATATCGGTCGTTGTTTTCTTGAAATAGCAGAGAATCTTTCTAAGAAACCAAACTTCATGAACTACCCATTTAAAGAAGAAATGGTTGGAGATGGTATAGAAAACTGTTTAATGTATTGTGAAAATTTTGATCCCGATAAATCAAACAATCCATTCTCATACTTTACTCAGATCATATATTATGCATTTCTTCGCAGAATCCAAAAAGAAAAGAAACAAAACTATATCAAGTATAAGTTCTTAGAATCTATGGATCATGATGGTGATTTTAGTCAGTATCTAAAAGCAATCGGTATTAGTGAAGAAGAACAAGAAAACTATAAAAAGCAAGACGAAGAAAAGACACAGAAGAAGCGTAAGAAGCGTAAGAAGAAGACACTAGAATCCTTTATGGAGGACTAAATGAAAGTCGCTATTATTTGTGATACACATTTTGGTGTACGAAACGATTCGCCGTTATTTTTAAATTACTTTTTAGATTTCTTTGAGAATCAATTCTTTCCGTATCTTCGTGATCACAACATCAAGGATGTACTACATCTTGGTGATCTCATGGATCGTCGTAAGTTTGTTAACTTTCAGACGCTAGCAGAAGTCAAGAAGAGATTCATTAGTCACTTTGACTCTGGAGAGTTTGAGTTGTGGTGTCTTTTAGGAAATCATGACACCTATTACAAAAATACAAACGAGATTAATTCAATTAATCAGTTATTTAATAATACAAAAATTAATATTGTAGAAAAACCAATAAACCTTCAACTGGGTAGTTTGTCTATTGCCCTAGTTCCCTGGATCAATAAGGAAAATTATGAAAAGAGTTTGGATTTTATTAAAAGTACGACTTCGCCTTTTATTATGGGTCATTTCGAACTGACAGGATTTGAAGTTCTCCGTGGGGTGAAGCATGAAGATGGTATGAGTCCTGCTATTCTTTCTCGTTTTGAAACTGTATATTCTGGACACTTTCATTGCAAGCAAAACGAAAAGAATGTTTCATATCTAGGTACTCCATATCAGATAACTTTCTCTGATCTTAGAGAAAACAAGGGATTCCATATTCTTGATACGGAAACTCGTGAACTAGAATTCATTGAAAACCCAAATCGTATATTCTATGCTATTCGATATAACGACGCAGAGAAGGACATGTTGAAGACTGATTTCACAAAGTATAAGAATTGTTTTGTTAAACTAATTGTAGAAAATAAAACCAAACCTTATATATTTGACAAGTTCTTGGATTCGATGTATGGTAATGCAGTAGCAAGTCTTAACATCATTGAAGAGAACAATGTTGAACTAAGTTCAGAACAAACGGTTGACAATACCAAGGATACGCTTACAATCATCAACGCAGAAATTGATGCTATGGAAGAAGTACAAAACAAAAACAAATTAAAAAATATTATTCATGAATTATACATGGAAAGTCTCTCACAATGAACATATTTGTATTAGATAAGAATCCCACAACAGCAGCAGAATACATGTGCGATAAGCATATTGTTAAGATGATTCTGGAGAGTTGTCAATTACTATCAACAGCACATAGAGTACTGGATGGTAAGAAAGTGGAACGACAAACCAAGAATGGTAGACGATATGCCTATTATGTTTTGGAAGATTCAACCACAGATTCTTATATCTACAAGTCCACAATGATCAACCACCCTTGTACAATCTGGGCAAGACAGTCAACAAGAAACTATGACTGGCTAACGAAGCACACGATTGCTCTTTGTTCAGAATATACAAAGAGGTACAATAAGCAGCACAAAGCAGAGCAATTGGCACATTGGCTGTTTCGACATCCACCTGTGGGTCTTAAAATTGATGAACTGACCCCCTTTGCACAGGCAATGCCAGATCAGTACAAGAATATTGATGCAATTAAGGCATATCGTGATTATTATATCTTTGAAAAAGCCAGGTTTGCTAAGTGGAAAACTGGTAATACTCCATACTGGTTTATGGAAGGACTCAAAGAAAATTCTTTACTAAATAGTAAAGAGGAAATAGCAAATGGAGCAACCGTCTGAAACTTACACATTAAAAGACCTTCAAGAAGGCATTGCCAAACGAAAAGTAGTTGTTCGTAAGGGCAAGCGTAAGGTTCTATTTCGTTGCAGACCCGGTGAGAAGAAAATTGGCAAAACATGTCGCCGTATGCCTTCCTCACAATTGAATAAACTAAAGAGAAGAGCAAAACGATCAGCAAGAAAAGCACGCACCAAGAGAATGCGAGCACAGAGAAGAAGGAAGATATCTCTTCGTCGTAGAAGAAGTATTCCAAAAACCCCAACAAGGTGATTTTTTAATTATTCGTTATGATTACATTTAAAAAAGTGCGATGGAAGAATTTCCTATCAACAGGAAATAATTTCACGGAAATAGACTTAGATAAGAATAGAACCACTTTGATCAGTGGTGAAAATGGTGCAGGCAAGACCACTCTTCTTGACGCTATTACTTTTGTTCTATTCGGTAAGCCATATCGAAATATCAATATTCCCCAATTACCAAACTCAATCAATGAGAAGGATTGTCTTGTTGAGATTGAGTTTCTTTCTGGTGGTGTGGAATACAAGATCCGTAGAGGACTTGCACCAAAGATCTTTGAGGTCTATAAGTCTGGCAAGATGATGGATCAGGATGCTAAATCCAAAGACTATCAGAAGATGTTGGAAGAAACCATACTAAAGATGAACTACAAGTCATTCTGTCAGGTGGTTATTCTTGGATCTACAAACTATGTCCCTTTCATGCGCTTACCTGCAGCAGACCGTAGAGGTATTGTAGAAGATCTACTTGATATCAATGTATTCTCATTAATGAACACTCTTCTAAAGTCTCGCATGGCTCAGATGAAAACTGATATTGCAGAACTAGAACATAAGATTGAACTACAAAAAGAAAAGACAATTGCTCAAAAACGACACATCGAAACCCTTGCAAATAAGAACAAGGAAACGATAGATCGTCATGAAAAAGAAATTGAAGAATCAAACAAGCAAATAGAAGAACATCAAAAAGAAATCGATGAAAAGCGAAAGCAGATAGAAGAACTAATTCAAACTTCTTCCCAGATCAATGTAGATGCTGAGATTCAAAAATTAACAGATCTTGGTAGAAGTATTCATATGGAGATGAAGAAACTTGATAAGGATATCTCCTTCTATTCAACAAATGATCATTGTCCTTCCTGTTCTCAAAAGATTGACTGTGACCACAAGGAAAAGGTTTTGACTGAGAAGACAAGTAAGAAGTCAGAACTAGAGAAGGGAATGCAGTTACAAGAAAAGCAAATGACCAAGTTGAGTGAAAAGGTCACAGAAAAGAATCTAATCAATAACAAGATTTTATTAGAACAAAAGATGATTCACGAAATTGATAGTCAAGTCAGTGCAACAAATAAGTATGTAAAGAAGTTGCGTTCTGATATTGATAGTATTCAATCAGATACCAAAAATATTAATGAAGAACAGACTAAGTTAAAAGAGATGGGTCAAGCAGGTAAAGAACTTGTTGAAAACAAGTTGAAACTGAATGATGATATGCATCATTACTCTCTTGCATCATTCTTGATGAAGGATACCGGAATCAAGAGCAAGATTATTAAGTATTATCTACCAATTATGAATAAGATAATTAACAAATATCTTGCACAAATGGATTTCTTTGTTCAATTTGAATTGAACGATTCATTTGAAGAAACCATCAAGAGTCGTCACCGTGACATCTTCACATATGATAGTTTTAGTGAAGGTGAAAAAAGAAAGATTGATTTATCATTATTGTTTGCATGGCGAGCAGTTGCACAATTAAAGAATTCTCTTAATTGTAATTTGTTAATATTTGATGAAGTATTAGATGGTAGTTTAGATGATGTTGCTACTGAATCTTTCCTTTCCATTCTGAAAGGACTTGACAAAGGTACTAACATCTTTGTAATATCTCATAAGTCGAAGGAACTATTACAGGACAAGTTCCAAGATCATATTACATTTATTAAACGAAACAATTTTAGCAAAATAGATCAATGAAAAAGAAAAGGAAAGTAGGTAAAATAATTAAAGAAGATTTTTACAGATTTAATCTTCCAGATTGTTATACTAAAAATCCTAAATTGCACAAAAAACGAATTAAAAAAGAAGAACAGAAAAAAATAAAAGAAGAGCAAGAATTTTTTGAGTGGTACGAAAACGAACTTAAGAAATACGGTTATAAATGAAAAAGAAAAAGAAAAAGATGTCTCGTCGTATCGGTCGAGGTGATTCTGTAGACTCTCTGATCATGGGTAGTGAACCTGTGTGGAAGGATGCAGATAAACTAACACCAGAAGATTATGATACCAAGATTCTCAAGGCATTGAATTGGTACAATTATTCATGTGATAATAATTTGTGCAAACCTTGGGTCATTGATTGGATGATGAAGAATGAATATTCCAAGAAGGATATCAAGGCTGCTGCAGCATGTGATATCAATGCTATGGAATTCATGTATATCGGTAGTCGTTGTCGTATTATGAATTTGGGTGGTAAACTTCGACCAGAAACTTTGGAGATGGTCAAGAAGAATATTCAACAAATTATTCATGAAGGTATTCATAAGCCAGCAAAGATTGAAGATCCAAATAAAGAAAAGGTCAATGTTCAAGAAAGAATTCAAAAGAAAACTGTTGAATATATGGCAGTAATTGAACAAAGAGTTGATGATTTATTTGACTTGGCTGAAAATGATGGTAATCTAAAGAATATAGACCACTCAGAGTGGTTGCGTATGCAAGGTATTAAGTCTGTTCACCACAAGAAACTTGCAAAGGTTCTTGATCCACATATCAAGGAACTCAAGCAAGCATATAAGGGAGATCCCGATCTTAAGGAGGGGTTCTCTTTCCTTGGTAAGCGTAAGATCAAGGTTGTAATTGATGCAATGGAAGACCTTAAGGATATTCTAAACTCAAAATGATTTTAATCGATAACACACAAATTATTCTAGGTACAATTTTTGCTCAGTATGATTCTCCTCTAGATGTAACTGTTGATCTGGCAAGGCATGTTACTCTAGCCACATATAGAATGTATCGGAATATGTTCCATGCAGAATATGGTGAACTGGTTCTTTGTCAAGATGCTGGTAACTACTGGCGGCGTGATATCTTTCCAAACTACAAGATCAATCGTAAGAAGACACGAGCAGTAGATGATTATAACTGGGATAGAATTTTTGAGATTCTTGATACTATTCGTGAAGAAGTTCGTGAGAATTTTCCTTACAAGTCAGTCAAGGTTAATCGTTGCGAAGCCGATGATATTATTGCAACCCTTACCAAACACTATCATGATAAGGAAAAGATCATGATTGTTTCAAGTGATAAGGACTTTCAGCAACTGTTCCGTTATTCAAATGTGAAGCAATATAGTCCAATCAAGACGAGTTTGGTAACTTGTATTGAACCAGATCGCTATCTGATTGAACATATTATCAGGGGCGATTCAACTGATGGTAT